AAGGAGATGCTAGAGAATGATGACCTACGTTCTTTATTTTCAATCAAAGAGTTTGCCAAAGATACTGAGGATGACTTAATTGTAGAGATGGAAGATGGGTGGACATTTCGTATACAAGCAAAAGGTAGCGAACAAAAACTTAGGGGTTTAAAGTGGGCTAACCTTCGTCCAGACCTTATCATTGGTGATGATATGGAAAATGACGAGATTGTAATGAACAAGGATAGACGACAGAAGTTCAAAAGGTGGTTCTATGGAGCTTTGATTCCTTGTGTCAGTTCTTCTGGAAAGATTAGGATTGTTGGAACAATACTACATTTAGATAGTCTTTTAGAAAACTTAATGCCAAGTTCTCAGTTGGGTAGCCATAGAGGTGTAAAGCATTTAGTTAAAGAAGATTTAAGGGAATATGCCCTTAACAAGTTACCTTGGAGGTCAATTAAGTATCGTGCCCATACAGACGACTTTAAAACTCTTTTATGGCCTGAAATGAAATCTGCTGAAGAATTTCGCCTCCAGAAGGATGATTATGTGAGGCAAGGATTGGCAGATGTCTATTCTCAAGAGATGTTGAATATCCCCTTGGATGTTACAGACACCTTTTTTAAAAAGACTGATTTCATTCCCATGAAACAAGAAGACCAAATTAAGAATTTGGTGTACTATGCCACCTGTGACTTGGCTGTATCCCAATCTCAACGGGCAGATTATTCTGCTTTTGTTGTAGGGGGTATGGACAATGAAGGACGCTTGTACTGCAAGCACGTAATAAAAGAACGTATGGACGCTTTGGAAATTGTGGATACAATCCTTATGATCCAAAAGATTTATAAGCCCGTACTCTTTGGACTTGAACAAGGTACTATTCAGAAAGCTATAGGACCCTATCTCAACGAAGAGATGCTTAAGCGTGGTGAGTTTATCAATACTGTTTTATTAAAACCAAGCGGTGATAAATTAACTCGTGCTAGGAGTATCCAAGCTCGAATGAGAAGTGGGGCTTGTAAGTTCGATAAGGACGCTGACTGGTATCAAAACTTTGAAGATGAGCTTCTCAGGTTTCCTCGTGATAAACATGATGACCAAGTTGATGCTTGGGCTTACTTGGGATTGATGCTTGATAAAATGTGGGAAGCTCCTACCGACAAAGAAATCGAAGAAGAAGAGTACGAGGCTTATATTCGAGAAAATAATGCGTTAGAATCTGGTCGCTCTGCTATATGTGGGTACTAAAGTATGAACTTAAAAGATAAATTTAATATTAATGACCTCATGTATGAGAGCAATATTGCTACTCTGCTTTGTGACCATGACTTAGAAGCCATTGGTATGAAGGTGGTTAGAGACTTTGAAAATGATTTAATGTCTCGTACCAGTTGGGAACAACGTACAGAAGCTTCTCTCAAACTAGCTTTACAAGTAGCTGAGACTAAAAACTTTCCTTGGGCTAATGCTTCTAACGTTAAGTTTCCTCTTATTACTATTGCTGCATTGCAATACCATGCTCGTAGCTATCCTGTACTTATTGACAGTGACCTACCTGTTAAATGTAGAGTCATTGGAGAAGACAAAGATGGATTAAAAGCTTTGCGTTCTACTCGTGTAGAACAACATATGTCCTACCAGCTTCTAGAAGAAGACGAAGACTGGGAATCAGAAATGGACAAGGTTCTTATTACCCAACCTATCATTGGTTGTGCTTTTAAGAAAACTTATTATGACCCCATTTGTAAACACAATGTTTCTGAAAACGTTTTAGCCAAAGACTTGGTAGTTAACTATTGGACTAAGAGTTTAGAAACAGCAGATCGTGTGTCTCACGGATTGCAGATGTCTAAAAATGAAATCTATGAGCGTGTAGCTCGTGGACTTTGGTTAGATGTATCTGAAGGTCGTCAACAACAATTCATGGTTGCTACGGGTAATCCCTTACAGCAAGCTCAAGACAAAGCTCAAGGTTTGATGCCTCCAGAGCCAAATGATTCTAGTACCCCTATTGAAATCATTGAGCAACATTGCCACATAGACTTTGATGACGATGGTTACGCTGAACCCTACATTGTATTTGTTCGTAGAGACAACAAAAAGGTTGCCCGTATTGTTGCTAGATACATTGGTAATGATGTAGAGCGTAACAAAGAAGGAACTATCCTTAGTATTAAGGGTGAACAGTATTTTACTAAATATCCATTTATTCCATCTCCTGATGGTGGATTCTATGACTTAGGCTTTGGAGTTTTACTTGGACCGCTTAACGAATCAATCAACACCATCATCAACCAACTCGTTGACGCTGGAACATTGTCTAACACCGCTGGTGGTTTTCTTAGCCGTGGTATCAAGCTACGTGGTGGTAACTACTCCTTCAATCCTATGGAGTGGAAGCATGTAGACACTACTGGAGATGACCTACGTAAAGGAATTGTTCCTTTGCCAGTTAGAGAACCATCTCAAGTGATGTTTACTTTGTTAAGCTTGTTGATTAACTATGGTGAGCGAATTGGTGGTGCTGTAGATATTATGACGGGTCAAAACCCTGGTCAAAATACTCCTGCTGAGACTACTCGCACTATGGCAGAACAAGGGATGAAGATATTTAATGGTATTTTTAAACGTACTCACAGAAGTCTTAAACAAGAGTTTAGAAAGCTGTATCGTTTAAATCAAATCTTTATTACTGAAGACACATCTTTTGTTTCAGATGCTAAATCTACAGGAATGATTTTGGCTACTGACTACGAAGGTCCCGTTACTGATGTTATGCCAACGGCTGATCCTAGTATCACTTCTGATGCACAAAGATTAAACCAAGCTTCTGCAATAGCCCAAAGGGTTGCTGCTACTCCAGGTTTATACAACAGGTATGAGGCAGAGTACACCTTCTTAAAAGCTATGAAGGTTACAAACATTGAGAAGATTCTTCCTGATCCAAAGGGTCCCAATGCTGTACCTCCACCAGTCAATCCTAAAGTTCAAATTGAACAACTCAAACAACAAGCCAAACAAGCTTCTGATCAATTGACTATGAAGATGGCTTTGTTAAAACTAATGAGCGAAGCAGAACTTAACCAAGCACAAATTCAAAAGCTAGAAGCAGAAGCAGAAGCCATTAAGATTGGTATTGCTACTGAAGGTGAGAAAATGCGTATTCAAGAAATCAACACTCAAATTGCTTTGCAACGTGAGCGTAGAGAAGGTGTCATCAGTGCTATCACAACTATGAATCAAGTTTACGATACGATGATGAAAAGTAAGATGGAGGAGTCTCCTGAAGTTGGTCAAGCTCAAATGCCTAGTCAACCACAAGGAATGCCTCCTATGATGTAAGTTAACAAGGAGAGTAAATTGGAAGCAGTAAGCCAAGATAATTTTGAAGAATGGAAACATCACCCTGTTACAAAACGTCTGTTTAAGATGTTATTGAATGACAGAGAAATGATGAAAGAAGGATTAATTAACAATTCTTTTGATTCCGAGGAAGAAGTTAAAGGAAGATGCCGAGCAATTGCCATCATTCTTAATTTAGAGTACACAGATTTGTTTGAGGTAAAAAATGATTAATGAATCAGGAATGAACCCAGTAGGCTGGAGAGTTCTTATTAAGCCACAAGAAGTTAAAAAAGTTTCTAAAGGAGGGATTATCCTAACTACAGAAGCAACCGAAGCTAGAGAACAAATGGGAAACACAACTGGAGTTGTTGTAGCTATGGGTGACCAATGTTACGCAGATGAACCTTCACCTTGGTGCAAGGTTGGTGACAAAATAATCTTTGCCAAATATGCTGGTCTTCTTTACTTGGGTAAAGATGGTAACCAGTACCGAATGGTTAATGACAAAGACATTACTGGCACTTTAGATGCTGACGTTGATCTTGTAGACCCGTATTTAGCTAAAACTTAAGTTGACACCATTTTTAACAGGGAGTAGTATATGAGCGAAGAAAATGTTACTAGTAACGAAATAGCTGATGACATTCGGCATGAAGCTGAATCTCAAGGTTGGGTTCCAAAAGAACGATTTCGTGGTAATGAAAACGATTGGGTAGACGCTGATGTTTTTGTAAAACGTGGTCGAGAGATTCTTCCTATTCTTAGAAAGAATAACGAAAACCTTGTTAAAGATTTACAAGCAACTAAAGAACAGCTTAAAGAGTTTAAAGAAGCAGCGGAGGAATTTAAACGATTCCAAAAAGATGCTTATGAACGCAAAGCCCAAGAGTACGAAGATAGGATTAAACAGATTAAAGAAAGCCGTGCCCAAGCTATTAGTGATGGGGATGGACAGAAAGTAAATGCTTTAGATGACGCTTTGGATCAAGCCAAAGAAGAATTTAAAGAAGCAAAACAAGCCGTTAAAGATGCAGATGTTGTTAAAACAACAGAACCACTAGCACCTACTATTGAACCTGGACTACAATCCTGGTTAGATAAGAACACCTGGTTTGGTGAAGATAAAAGAATGACAAGTATTGTCAATGGAATAGGCGAGAGTCTTAGGTTGGAATTTCCAACTTTAAAAGGACAGCAGTTTCTTGATAAGCTAGATGAAGTGTTAGCAGAAGAGTTTCCTAATAGATTTGGTGGGAAGAAACAATCTCCTGCCAGTAGGGTCGAATCTGGGTCAGGTCGTCAAAGTAGAAGTGGTAGCAATGCCCAAACTTATGACAACTTACCTACGGAAGCTAAAGCAGCTTGTGATCGTTTTGTAAAGCAAAAGCTTATGACTCGTGAACAATATGTCGCAGATTTCGATTGGTCTTAATTAATTTATAAAGGAAAACTACCATGCCACGTGCTCTAACATATGAAGAAAAAGTTGAAAGACAAGAAGCTTTAAGAGAAAGAAAATTAGCTCCCCCTGCTGCGTCAGATGGTGCAACTCGTAAACGTAGAAACACTTTTAATGGCACAGAAGCCAAATTAAGTGTAAGACACCAAATTGATGGTTATCACCTCCACATCCTAACAGATACTGGTGGTCGTATCCAAGAAGCTTTGGACAGCGGATATGAATTTGTTGCCCCACAAGAAGTAGGTGGTGTAAGTGAAAATGTAGTTAGCCGTAATGGTGACCTTGGAGAAAGAATTAGATATCTTGTAAATCCCCGTGCTGAAGGCACAGAGCAATACGGATATTTAATGAAGATTCGGCAAGAATGGTATGAGGAAGATCAAGCCGCACTTCAAGCTAAGAACAACATGATTGACGCTTCAATTAGGAAAGGTAAGATCACAGGAGACAATTCTGGATTTTATATTCCTAGAGATGGTATTAAACTTAATTAATTTACAAGGAGTCTTAAATGGCTAATGTATCCCGCCCTCGTGGTCTGTCTCCAGTTGGAACTGTAACTGGTGCAGCCTATAATGAGCAAGGTCAATTGTTTGCTGTGGCTAACGATGCTACTAACACTTACGCCATTGGCGATATTGTTACGTATGCTGGTGGCTCAGACACAAATGGTATTGCTTATGTAACTAAAATGACTGCTGACACTAGCTTGCCTTTGGGCGTTATTGTTGGTATTCGTCCTGCTGATCCTGGTGTTAGTTTGCAAGGTACAAACATTGATTTGAGTAAAATTTACTTGTCTCAAAGTTCTGGTTTGCGCTATATCTATGTGATCACTGATCCTAACGTTGTATATGAAGCACAAGCTGATACTTATGCTTTAGCTGACGTTATGAAAGCTGTTGGTGGTAACTACACCGCTGCTGACTCATTGTCACAATCTTCACCACAATCTAGTTTGACTTTAAAAGCTTCTACTGTTACCGCATTGGGTACAAGTGGTTCGCTTGGATTGCCATTCTTGGTTATTGGTTTTGCTCAACGTTCAGATAACGCTGCTGGTGCTTATGCCAAAGTAAACGTTGTTTTGAACAAACAGTTGTACAAGCAAGCTGCTGGTACTGCTTAATCTGTTAAATAAAGGAGAATTAACATGGCTGGTGTAATTACAACAGGCTCCCATCCGAAGGCGTTATGGCCTGGTATTAAAGCATGGTGGGGACAAACCTACAATGAGCATCCCGAAGAGTACACTGCGTTGTTTGATAAAGATACATCGCACCAAAACTACGAGGAAGATGTTCAATTGACAGGTTTTGGTCTAGTACCCGTTAAAGAGCAAGGTGCTGGGGTTCAGTACGATTCTGAAATCCAAGGTTTTGTAACTCGCTATACGCACGTTGCGTATGCAATGGGTTACATTGTGACCAAGGAAGAAATGGATGACAACTTGTATGAAGTTGTTTCTAAGAAGCGTTCTGCTGCTTTGGCTATGTCTTTCCGTCAAACCAAAGAAAACGTTGCTGCTAATGTGTACAATCGTGCATTTAACAACACTTACGCTGGTGGTGATGGTGTGGCTATGTGTTCAACTGCTCACCCCAATACTACGGGTGGTACATTTGCCAACAAG